CTCGTTTGATCAATCACGATAAAATACTTATCTTTGTTGTATTGTTTAACGACTGGATGAAAGGGCGTCTTTACTTTTCTGGATAATTTCGAATCCATGGCATCCATTGAGGTCAAATCGCTATCACGAATCGAAAGGTTTCTAAAACGTAAAGGACCAGCTATATTTTCATAGCCAGCCCCAATTTTTTTCTTTATCTCATTTCTCTTCGTCACTTGCGTTTTAACCAATAAATTTCCATCGTTAAAGGTTTCTCTAATTCGTTTATTCACCATTGAAAACACCGTGTCTTCTACGCCAGTCAACCAAAGCATAATGTTGAATAAATGAGACGATCTCGCTAGAATAATTCCTTTCGAATTCATCCAATGCACTATTCCAGTCATACCTGCATCTTTCCAATAACAAATCATACTCAGGAGTACCTTGATCAAAGCTCAGTGTTTCAGATACTTTTGTTTGAATATAGGTCGCCGCCCTTAGAATGATGTTTTTAATCTGTTCATCGTCTTCATCCCATGAAATATACAACTTTTGTTTCACTTCACTCATAAGACCGTCAGATATATCCTTTTTTTCCACAAGTTAGCCCCCTCTTAATTTCAAAGACTAATTGACCGTGAAAGCTGGAATATCAACGGGATCAGATTTTTTTCCAGACTCTACTGCAACGGCGATATAGTCACCCTTTTTTACTACCGTTCCTGCTGTTAGTCCAGTAATTGCTAACGGGCTAGCTCCTTCAGAAACTTTGGTCCCATCTTTTTTGTCAATTTCAAATGTTCGTGCCATTCCTTTTCCTCCTTACGTTAATTCTATTGACGCCCCATCAGTGGTAGGAGTTACTTTTCCTACCTCAGGGGCCACTATTTTGACGGCGTAGGTGCTAATTTAGAAATATCCAACACAATGAAACTATCATTTCGTTTTGGCAAACCATTCGCATATTGTTTAGCCAAGTAGACACGTTCGTCTTCTACGAAGTGGTACTCGTCAGAAGCTTCAATCTTTAGAGTTGATCCTAGCCCCATAAAGTAGTCTGAAGCTACACCAATTACAGCTTTACCTTCTGGCACAGCTACTGATTGTAAATCCGAAACTGGAACAGGGAGTGTTTGAACGTACTCACCATTAGCAGTTAAAACTGTTTTTGCAGGAAAGACTTTTGACCAATAATCAGTTGGGTTGACAATTAGCACAACATCAGAAGGGTTGACATTGCGGTAAATTGGGTCCGTCACACCTTCAATTGTTAGTTTTGATAAACGAGCCATTAGACCTCCGAGGACGGTTGCATCTAAAGAGGTAACTGCTTCTGCAGTCTTCTCTTTGTACTCTCCGTCTGTTTGAGAGGACATATCACGCATCATACCGATAGGTTGATCTTTACCTGTACCGTCTACAATGGCTTGTTCTAGAGCGATTTGCAGCGATTCAACTAAAACAGTCCGAACATAGCGGTCAATCCATTCAGGACCTAAATCAAGCATTGCCTTACATAAAGGCATATAACCTGATAATTTGAATTGTTTCATGTTGATCACATCAAACCCATTGTCCAATACCTGTTTGATGTCTTCACATAATTTCCCCCACCAAGCAGGGTTCACACCACGACCGACGATCCATTCCGTAACGCTAGTTGTATTCACAAAATTAATCTTTTGAAGCAATGGATGGGCGTTTGTTAAGTCTTCAAATACACGTTCAAAGACTGTTGCCGGTACTAATTCCTCTACGCCAGCAAATCCTTCGTTATTGACGACTTCGTTATAAAATTTCGTTTCTTTGCTAGTAAGTACGCGTTGACCACGGTTCATTAGAACTAATTGGTCCTGATTTGCGGTTTGAGCTTCTTTTAAAATTCGATCTTGAATTTCGTTCGATAAGACAACCATTGCCTCTCCAAAGTTTTCTTCGTTTCCGTCTTTAAATGCACTCATTAATTTATCACTCGTTGCTGAAACACCTTTTAAATTTTTTACTGTCATTATTTACATCTCCTTATCCAAATGCTTTTTCTAATGCTGCTGCAAAAGCAGCCATTCTTTTCTCACGCTCTTCGTTCACTTGATTTAATACCGTTTCGATACTTTCTTCGTCTTCTTCATCGTCTTCTTGCAAAGGGGTAATTGGGGTCGCATCAATAATTTCATCTACCAATCCATATTTCAAAGCAGTTTCTGCGTCCATGAATTTTTCGGCAACAAGTAGATTTTCTAATTCATCATCAGTTCCGTTAAATCGTGATTGATAAGAAGCCTTTACTGATTTGTCTATTGATTCCAGTTGATCCGCTGTTTGTCGGAACACATCGACATTTCCCTCCGCCCAGGTAGAGGCTCTATGGATCATTAATTGAGCGTTTGGATATATCTGAATAGTATCTCCCGCCATTGCAATGATAGAGGCTGCGCTTGCGGCCACACCGTTAATGATGATATTAATTTTTGCGCTATTTGCTTTTAGCAGATTTCCAATTGCAATTCCTTGGAAAACATCACCACCATTAGAATTAATTACAACATCGATTTCTTCCTTGTTGCCTAAATTGTCTAAAATCGCTTTGATGCCTTTATCCGTATTCCCTTCAAAAAACCAACTAGACCCGATAAATCCTTGAATATAAACTGCTGGCTTCGCTGTGTTTTCATTTTTGACTGCTAGAACCGTCTTCATTGTCGTCATTCGCGTCACCTCCCTTCGATAACTGTTCATTATTTTTAGTTATGAAAATCTCGTCCGCCATTGGCTTATCGGAGCGATCATTACCCACGCGTTCTCTGCCTTCGTTAATCGTAAATACGCCATTTCGAATGCCAACATCGATGGCATCAACCAAATCTTTGAAGCTAGCTATTTTTATCATGGTGGTATCGACTCTCAAATAATCACCAGATAAATATTCATCCATGCTATAAATCGTTGCATTAAAAGCATCTTGTATTAATTCAGCTATCGGTATGATTTCAAACATCAAAAAAGCGTCCACTTGATCCGATAAACCACTCATATCTCCCTTGAGTAAGTTTTTCGGAACGTGAAACGCTGCCGCGGTCATCTCGTAGATGTCATCTATTAAGTTTTTTATATCTCGTGAATTCGATTGGAAATTCCCGCTGAAATCAAGCAACTCTGCTTTGTTGTCTAACTGAAACACTGCTCCTGCATTGTCTGCTTCCATAAATGATTTGAATTGAGAAGTCATCATTTCGTTTATTTGGCCTTGTGCCGTATCATCTTGCGGCCTGAATAAATCGCCTTTCAGCACATATCTTCGTGCATTGGATCGTTTGTATACATTCATTGCTGATGAAATTAGCTTTCCGTATGCCCCATAATAGGCGTCTACCAATTGACGTATATGTTCGTCAGCATACTTAATATAGATAACGTCACTTTCTTTGAAAGTTTTCTCTAAAACAATATTATTAACTTGAACTTGAGAAAATACATCATCTTTTAACCCATATTCAGTAACATTCCAACTATCGGCTACAAATAATTCTGAGGTTGAACTTGACGGCGAAACGATTAATACTTCATTGTAAAAAATAAGTCTTCGAATCATTTTTTTACGAAACTCCGTCGCATTTGTTTTAGCATTCGGTGAAACATTTAACCGATAATACATCTCGTTTTTTATATTTTTACCTTTTTCGTAAGATTTGAATTCTGATTTACTTAATGCATTAGAAATTAAATCAATACAAGTCTCAATTGCAAACTTCCGATAAACATAGTCCACTTGAAGTTTACAAAAATATTCTTCAATCGAAACAACTGAACGCTTAGTAAAGTAATCTACTGCTCTTTGGACAACTCCCACTACTCCACCTCCTCTCTAAAAAACTAATGGTTTAAAACCACCAGCAGCATTACTGGTTAAATTTTTTATTTTGATTGGTGCAGAATCATAGATATCATCGATAAAATTAAGTCCATGCAAAAAAGAAAAGAAACCATCTGTTTTTCTGGTTTCTCCGTCTATCTTTTCATATCTAATATTTCCATTTGCAATATGTTCTTCGTAAACATTCATACAATACCACCGCAT